CTTGGACGCTCTCTCTGATCTTGATCAACTAGAGAGCTACCTATACTACGGAAGGCGCGCCGGGCCCTTTCGTTCTCTCGCTACCGGTTTCACGTCATCATGTTTGCCCCCTGTGCGGGCAATGTGGAACATGATCCTTTGGAGTTGCAATTGGCTTTGTTGCCATTGGAACAACATCATGACCTTCCTGGTGAAGAAGGCATCGATTGGGGTCCACATGCGGAATATTGGACGCAGTTCTGGAATGGATACTGCTATGTTGCTGCTGGTCCACAACCTGAAGAAGAATGCGATATTGGTGTGTGGGATATAATAGACCACCTCGCAGTTTTCACAGGTAGTGTTTTAATTGGATATACCGGGACAACTGCCTTGCTTACATTAGCAGGGTATCCGACAATATTCAATGACTTTAATATGGCAGATGGCGCAGTGTTCGTCCAGCCCGTCCAAGTCCCAGATATTCCTGCAGAACCAGTCGATATAATAATTAATAACGCTCCCGTAGTGCCCGATATCCCTATGCCGTTAGATAGTGGAATTGAGCACAGTCAGATATTGGAGCTTGTGCGTGATAATAATAGCGATGCTGCTGCCAGTGCCATGGGCAGTGATATAGTAAATGATAGTGTGGAATTAACCTCACAACTTATGAACCAGGTTATGACAGTTGCTTACAACGGTGAGGAGGCGACTCACACTGCTGTGGAAGAGGCTGTGCAATATCTGGTAGAAGCCGGGGTAGTGGAGCTCACGGTAGATCTTGTGTGGGGATGTGGTTTCATTACTGCGATTCTACTGCTATATCGCTTAGGGCATATGTTTAAGGATGATGTAAAGAAAATCCTTGATCACTTTTTCGGATGGGACCCCAATGAACAATGGGCTGACCGCTGCATGGGTCATGACCATACGGTTCCATACGGAGAAGAAATGGCAGCGGAACAACATAGTGGATGGAGTGTTCCGTCGTTAGACCGGCACATTGCCGACGATGAAGATGAGGAAGAAATAGGGGAAGTCGTTCCCCTGGTATCGCTTCTTCAGATGGGTCATCGCGTCGGTGTTGATGCTTGGGGAAGACGACGGTTCGATCTTGAGATCGCTGAACTCCCGGCTCCTCATAGTATGGGACACATTTGTCCTGTCCCCCTTTGGTTGTCTAACAACCGGGATGAGGAAATACACGGAGAGGTGGAACCTCCGGAGTGTGTCGGGTATGAACAGGATGCTCTTGAGAACGCGAACGTTGACGCAGATGCGGAACCGGAGTTCGTGGTGAGGCGAGAGACTACAATAATGGAAAATTTATCAGCTATGATCAATTATGGCACATTGGGCTACCTTGGAAATCCAAGCCGTGTGCATGTTTTATCAGCTGCTTGGGATAGAATTATGGGGTTGAACGATATAATGTTCAAACGTAAAATCGCGGATGAAGTGCTTTCACAAGGCGCTGGTTGGTTGTCTTATCGGAATTCAACTTCAGCGAATGAATTGTGTGCTGCACACCGTGCCCAAGAAACGATGAATCAAAATGATTATCCATTTAACGTTAGCCGCCAGTGGTTGTCTGAAATAGCAAAGATGATCACAACACCCACTTCGGAAGATGTTGCGATGGCACAAGTCAGACAGGCTGAGGTAAACTCCTTAATGGGAGTGCCTCAGCCTGGTAGTTGATGGTGCCTACGTGATCTGGAGGAGTCACACGAGTACAGAAATTATTGTCGAAGTTCATACTGTTCTCCTGTGGGACTCTTTCAGGTGCGGAAACGCGTGGGTCGTGTGTGTGTGGGTCAGACCAGAAAAGTAAGTCAAGCTGCTGGTCTGGCCCCGTGTAATAATAATAATTATTTTTATTTTGCTAATAATATTGAGGCATTGTCATGTGGTGTTATGGAAAGGATTCTCAGGGTACCCGAAAAAGACGCTAAAGGGAAAGTCGTCTGGGGCCCTGATGGATTCCCGGTCTTGGTAAGGCCGCCGTCACCGATAAGACATGTCTGGGATGATCATGCGTACTTTGTCGATTATATCGCGGGTGAAGTAGGGGAAGGTGTTCGAGCAACTGCGGAACAGTTTGTCTTGAACAGGACTCCTGACACACGTGAAAAATACAGTCAGGCATTGTGCAAATATGGGTTATACGGAATCCAACGTAAAGACTCTCATCCCAAAGCTTTTATAAAATTTGAAGGAATGGAATACAAATCATATTTCTGTCCTCGAATCATTTTGGCATCGGACCCAGTGTTTAATCTGAGGTTCGGGATGTTCACGACTACAATTGAGCAGCCAATCTATGACGCTATCGATAAGATGTTTGATAGCAGCGGTCATACTAAGGTGGTACAGAAAGGGTGTAACGCAGAGCAAGTCGCTTTAAACATAAGCAATTCTTTTGACGATGTAGAAAATGGCATCGCTCCTTCACGGTTGACTAACCAAGGAGACGATAATGTCATCTACGCTAGAGTTAAGGTTTGGCGAAATGGGCGACGTCCCCCATTGCTCGGTGTAACACTTGAAATAAAAACGGTGGCTCTGACTATCGATGCTGCACGCTGGGATCAACATGTGCATCTAGATACAGTTAAATTTAAACAGTCACTCTACCGTAAATGCTACCAAAAACACAGTGATCTGCCTGAGCTTGAAGAGCTGATGCTATGGCAGAGGGAATACGAGATTAAAGGTTGGGCAAAATCAGCGTTGGATGCAAATCGCAATTATAAATTAACCGTCAAAAATTGTAAAGGGCGGGTGCGGTCTGGTGACATGGACACGTCGCTAGGCAACATTTTTATTGCGAGTGCTCTTTTACATGGGTTTCTTGAACATTATGGAGCTGGGAAACACTATGATGAGCTTGAGCATTTTAAACAACGCCTTCGAAATTACGGTAAACTGCATGGCTTCACACTCAAGGTTGAGGGTGAGGCGTTCATAAAGCAGAGAATCGAATTTTGCCAACAATCGCCAATTCATGATGGTACTAGATGGTCAATGGTGCCAAATCTCAACGCCCTCACAAAGCATTCACAATTTCGTCACGCCAAGAAAGACGCCCCTGAGGTCATGTCTCAGATCGGTGTTGCGGGACGTATTTTGTGCAGTCAAATTCCAATTTTTCAGTCGTTCTACGGTGCCTTTCCTGATGTGAGGGTCAGGAAATCTTGCACATGTAAGTGGAACTCTAACGAATGGCGCGGCATGGGATTGTCGTGGCAGACTGGAATTGGTCACAAAGATATGACAAAGATGAAAAAGAGAGCTGCAAAGCCCCCAAACGAACAAGCCAGATTCGAGATTTATCTGATGACAGATATAACGCCGAGCGAGCAAATAGACTACGAGCACGCCCTTGACGACAGAGAGCAAGGGAGTACGTTCAACTCGTGGTTTTGCCATTGGAAGAGCCCTCGGCCCAACTTCCTTTCTAACTATATGTATCACTTGCGCTGAAGCCAACTACTTTATTTAATAAAGAGTGGGGTCTTCACTTAATTACCCAAAACGGTGTCAGCAGGCCAAAAATGCTGACTTAATATTTCCGTGCCAAGTTGCTCTGTGGAGAGCGACGGAGAGCCTAACGACTGCAAAGGTATCACTGAGGATTAAAATTTAAAATAGTTGCAATCCTTAAATCAGTGTGTGAAGATGGACAGTCTCCAGAGACCTGGGTATCCCGCTACAACTTACCAGCGCGAGAAACAACGAAGTGAGAGACAAACTCACAAAAACATCAGGCCAACCACGGCCAAAACGCAACCACGTCGCGCCGAGAGAGAGAGCGCGCTCAGCGTCGATTGCCAACACTCGGTAGTATCCCCGGGGCAAACACATTTAAGCACAAAGTCCTTCTCGGCGTCTCAGGAGACACCGAAAGCGTCTTGGATTCAGCACCACCACTCCCTCAGCGAAGTAGATCTCGCAGACCTCAGCCAGCGCCCTTGTTTAAAGACAGTCCCGGAAAAACTTTCGTGGGTAAACCTGTCAGCAAAATGGCGATTAGATCTGGAGGAAGAACAAGTGGAGCCCCAGGGCGGAAAAAGAAAGGAAGGATTGAAGCGCTCTTGGAGCAAGAGCTTGCCAAAGAGAAGGGCAAAGGTCCGCGAAGAACTGGTGGCGGCGCGCAGAGATCGGAAGGACGATCCTCAAGTGCGTCAGGCTCTCAAAGTCATGCTGGAGGAGTACACAGCGCGTTTCATCAACAAGGTGGCGGAAAATGGGAATCGGTCCTCTTAGACCCATTTAACGCTATAAACGCGCCTCCAAGTGACTCCCGCAGCTTTCCTAGCTGGCAGCCCTCATCAGTTGGAGCCAACGTAGTAAACATGCGTGGCTGCGACTCTGCTTTGACTGGCAGCGCAATTCCCCATGCTGCACGAACGCGCTCGATACTACTAGTGGCATCACCATATATTTTAAACTCCTTTGGAGTGTATTATGTAAACCAGGATCCAACATTTGACGGAACCATTGCGAATTCACCACAAGACGGGGTCGCCACAGATCTCAAGTTTGGCAAACGCGGTATGACAGGTAATTTTCGTCAGTACAGCTACGACCAGAACAACGTGATGGGAAATACGTCTTTGAACCAAACAGATTCTGACCCCATAGGGGTACACAATCCGTTCATGAATGCTGTCAATGATAGTTTAGGCATCGTGACAGGAGCGGCCGCCCAAAACATTTCGTACTCATCTGGCGTAAAGAACTCCATGCACAAGGAGCGCGCCACCGGAATAGGACTTTACGCTGCCTTAGATTGTCCGCCAACTGCTGCCGCAGGTACAATGCACTGTGGCATTCTCCCGATGCGCCGTCCTCGTGCTAACACGCTTGAGACGGTGTACCACTCCACTGGAGGTACCCCTGCCCATGAATTTACTCCACATGAACTGATGGAGAGGCAGGATGAGTACTATGAAATCACTTCCATGACTCCTAGAGACATCAAACGCTTGAGCACACTTTACACAAAGCGTGATGTAACTGCGGACTGCAAGTCCGTCATGGCACGATGGCATCCAAACGGAGTCCCGGAGATGCATTCCACCACTGAGGGGTGGCATGGCATGGCGAACGCTGCTTCGGTAACTCCAGCATCCGGCACAGAAGAGGGTGTAGATGGATATGGTTGGAACACATGGCCTATCTCTGGCGAAAAGCTTGTTGACCAGCAACGTCAACCTGCTTTATGGGTGCTTCTTGAAGGAGTCCCCATCACTGCTGCGCTTGATTCACATGCAGCTAGTGACGACGGAGCGTTATGCATCCAAGGCTATCCCGTCGAGTGGTCCGTATGCCACCGATGGGATTGTGAACCAATCGACATCTTTTCGATTACGGGCAAACCCCAAGTACACTTCTCCCATTTACTTGCTTGTGAACACGCTATTAATAACAGCATGCGTCGTGGAATCGCTTCCTTCGGCGCTGTGTTCAAAAGGCATCCCGGTCTCCTCAATGACTCCGCATATTCTGCTGCAATTTCAGTAGGGCCGCCAACTCACCGCACACTTAGCAGATCTGCTGAGGAGGAAGAAATCCTCGCTGTTGCCAATGGGTGGGCACCCTCTGGAGAAGATATGCCGGAAGATTTTGTGAGCTCCCAACTTGCCTCGTACAAGCAGCACATGGGTATGGAGGAAAATGATATGCTCGAACTGAGTGAGCAAAACGAGTTCATCAACTTTCTCAAACGCACATGGCATGCGATTCAACACCAGGTTAATGCTAAAGAGGGTAATCCCCTCGCTGGAAAAATAGGCATGCCTGCACCCACTTTACGTCCGGTGATTCCTGATCCCCAGAAGAAAATCACTCTTATCAAGCCCAAAATGCCGCATGGTCTGCCGGAGCCCAAGACTCCCAAAGGGCACGTTTCCTTTCTGCAGGAAGACGCGACTGGCACACATGCACAATACCACAAAGCCACAATGAAACAGCTACTTGACGTTGCCAAAAACGCAGGGCACGACTCGTTTGCTGTAGACTTTCAGAAGGTTGGAGCCGAACCAGTCCTACCTAAGTTGAGTGGCAAGTGGCGCTACGGCGCTTTCACCGCTTTTGGTCACACGAGCTATGTCATGACCGAACACAAAATGCCTGAAGGATACTACCCGTACAACCCTCAGACCGGTGAAAGTAGTGATAAAGATGATTTCGAAAGGGTTGGGCTCACAGAAGATGAAGTGACTCAAACCTGATGTACCAGCAACTGTTCCACCTATTGAGGTTGCTGGATCTCTTCCCAATTTATTTTCGTTGATTAGATACATTTTATTAGCTAATGATTGACAGTGTTATAGAACTGCACGGTTTGGATCTATGGTAGATTCATTGCATGCGATTCACTGTCAGTCCCCTTAGAAGCCGTAAAAATTAATAATGACACGTTCAGATATCCTAGTGTATATTCTGTTAACCGCGTGACCACAATCTTGACATCCCTACTCCGGTTCGCACAGAACTACTATTTCGTGGGAAATGAAGCGCAAGATTGTGTGTGACACTTTAGCTGTGGCCCAATTTGGGCATGGAAGGCATACACCCCTGGCCGGAATTCCGCTCCGGTCCGGGAGAGCATCGCGGAGGGTTTAGTCCTACTCCCTACTAGACCTGCA